CTGGGTGTCGGCCCGCGAGGTGTATTTCAACATGGAAGCCTGGCGCGACTGCGCTGATCCCGGGCTGGCGATGGAAGATTTCGAGGGCAGCGAATGCCTGATGTGCCTCGACTTGGCGTCGAAGACCGACATCTGTGCCCGCATCAATTTGTTTTACCGCGTGATCGATGGCGTCCTGCACTACTACAGCGTCGCGCCGCGCTTCTACCTGCCGGATCAGACGATTCAGTACGGCAGCGAAAAGTCGGTCGTGGAGCGCTATCAGAAGTGGGTGAACATGGGGCTTTTGACGTCGCACGACGGCGCCGAGGTGAGCTTCAACCAGGTGCGTGATGATCTGCTGGCAGATGCCAAAAACGTATCCCTCACTGAAATTCCGCACGACGAATGGGGCGCTTTTCAGATCGCCCAGGACTTCGAAGGGGAGGGGCACACGCCTGTGAAAATTCCCAAAACCACGAAGACCTTTTCACCGGCGATGAAGGAAATGAACGGGGCGATCCTCAACGGTCGTTTCCACCACGACGGAAACCCGATCCTCACCTGGATGCTCGGCAACGTCACCGCGAAACCTGACGCAAACGAAAACGTCTTCCCTCGAAAGGAAAAGGCGGCGAAGAAAATCGACGGCGCTGTGGCCACGCTCATGGGCGTCAACCGGGCAATGTTGCTGTGCAACGTAGACAGCGCTGATGCCTTCCTCAACAAACCATTGAGCATGTGATGGCAGATACCGACTACAGCATTGACCTGCGCACCCGCAGCCCGTTTTGGGCGCGTATGGCGAGCTTCTTCGTCGGCGGCCGGCTTGTCACTCCAGAAAAAGGATCCCAAACCGGTCCTGTTTCAGCCTCTGGAGTGGTCGGCGAGTCGGTGGTGAACGATGAGCGCTCGCTGCAAATCTCAACCGTTTTTGCGTGTGTCCGACTGATATCCAGCGTAACCGCGTGCTTGCCGCTGGATGTTTTTGAGACCAAGGGTGACGACAGAACAAAAGTCGGACTGGATAACCCGCTTGCTCGATTGCTTCGCTACAGCCCTAACCAGTTCATGACTGCTTTCGATTTTCGCGTAGCTATGACCATGCAGCTTTGCTACTACGGCAATGCCTATGCCCTAATCGAGCGCAACTCCACCGGCGACATCATCAGCCTTGTTCCGCTCATGTCGGTCAACATGGATGTTCGACTGGAAGGCAAGCGCATTGTTTATCGATACCGGCGCGACAGTGAATTTGCCGACTTCAAGCAGAGCGACATTTTTCACCTGAAGGGTTTTGGCTTCAACGGTCTGGTTGGTCTTTCGCCAATTGCTTTTGGCGCGAAGACCGCCGGTGTTGCGGTGGCTATGGAAGACCAGCAGCGCGACTTCTATGCCAATGGTGCCAAGTCTCCGCAGCTATTGATGACCGATGGGAAGATTCTCAGTAAAGATCAGCGCGCCCAGCTTGAAGAAAACTTCAAGGAGATCTCGGGTGGTCCTGTCAGGAAGCGGCTGTGGATCCTCGAAGGTGGCTTCACTACCCAGGCGATCGGGGTGAGCCCCCAAGATGCCGAGACAATGGCCGCTCGAAAGTTTCAGGTCAGTGAACTGGCCCGGTTTTTCGGCGTACCGCCCCACCTGGTGGGTGATGTTGAAAAGTCCACCAGTTGGGGTTCTGGCATCGAGCAGCAAAATCTCGGTTTCTTGCAGTACACCCTCGACCCCTACCTTGAAATCTGGGAGACCAGCATTCTGCGGTGGCTCGTCAAGCCATCCGACGTGGGGCGCATCCATGCTGAGCACAACCGTGCTGGGCTGCTGAGTGGTGACTCGACCGCTCGCGCTAACTACATGAAGACGCAGGTTGATACTGGACTTCTGACAATCAACGAAGGCCGTCGCATTGATAACCGCCCACCGCTCCCCGGCGGCGACGTTGCCACCCGGCAGTCTCAAAACGTGCCGCTTACCCAACTTGGCAAAACGAACCCCGCACCCAGCGGGGTTTAGTTTTTCTGGAGCTCCCAAATGTCCAATATTCAGAAAACCCTGGCCTTTGATCAGGTCGAAATCAAGTTCGACTCAGCTGGCAAGACTGGCACTTTCGAGGGTTATGCCAGCGTATTCGGCGTAGTCGACAGCGATGGCGACATCATCTTGCCGGGTGCTTTCAAAAAAGCGCTCGCCTCGCAAAGTCGTCAGGTAGGCATGTTCTTCAACCACCGTACCTGGGAGCTCCCGGTAGGCAAGTGGCTGACGCTCGAGGAGGACAGCAAAGGATTGCTGACCCGCGGGGAGTTGACCCCGGGACTGTCGGTGTCGAGCGATCTCCGAGCGGCAATGGAGCACAAAACCGTTGAAGGAATGTCGGTCGGATTCACCGTTTTCAAAGATGACTTTGACCTGATCGATTCCGGCCGCGCATTCAAGAATGTGCAGGCCCTGCGTGAAATCAGCATCTGCACCTTTCCTGCCAACGAGCAGGCGACCATCGAATCCATGAAAAGCCTGGAGTCGATCACCACCATTCGCGATGTCGAGCATTGGCTGAGGGATTCGGCCGGTCTATCGAAGTCGCAAGCGCTGGGCTTTATCGCCCGGATCAAGTCCGCAGTTCGGAGCGATTCCGAAGGTGGCGAAATCACCGCGATTCTCAATCGCCTCAAAACCTTCCCAACTGTAGGAAATTGAAAATGTCCGAATTGGCCCAGATCCAAAAGGCAATCGAAGACGCGCAATCGAACATGACCCAACTGTTCGATGCGCAGAAAAAGGAAATCACCGAAACCGGTGCTATCAGCAAGAAGCTGCAAACCGACCTGCAATCGGTGCAGGAAGAACTGACCAAATCTGGCACCCGTCTGTTTGACCTGGAGCAGAAACTTGCTTCCGGCAACCTGGACAATCCAGAAACCAAAAAGTCGTTCGCTGAGCAAACGGCGATTGATTTGCAAAAGTCCTGGGACGGTAAGTCTTCGGGCAAGGTCGACGTTAAAAGTTTCAACAAGCAGCTCGGCAGCACCGCGGGCTCCGCAGGCGCTTTGATCGAGGCGCAGCGTAACCCCGGCATCTTGATGCCTGGTCTGCGCCGGTTGACCATCCGCGATCTGTTAGCTCAAGGTCGCATCAGTTCCAACTCGCTGGAATATGTCCGTGAGAACGTATTCACCAACAGCGCTGCCCCGGTAGCAGAAGGCGCTTTGAAGCCTGAGTCGAACTTGACCTTCACCAAGGAAACAGCCAACGTCAAAACCATCGCCCACTGGATCCAGGCTTCGCGCCAGGTGATGGACGATGCGCCGATGCTGGAATCCTACGTCAACAACCGTCTGTTGTTCGGCTTGGCCCTGGTAGAGGAAGGGCAGCTGCTGAACGGCGATGGTACTGGCGACAACCTGACCGGGCTGAACAAAGTGGCAACGGCCTACGACGCAGCGCTGAACGTCACCGGCGATACCCGCGCTGACAAAATCGCTCACGCGATCTTCCAGACCAGCGAATCCGAGTTCGAAGCCTCCGGCATCATTCTCAACCCGCGCGACTGGCACGCCATTGCGCTGTTGAAAGACGCTGAAGGGCGTTACATCTTCGGTGGTCCGGCAGCCTTCGCCGCTAAGGTCATGTGGGGCTTGCCGGTTGTTGCGACCAAGGCCCAAGCCCTGGGAACCTTCACTGTCGGTGGCTTCGACCTGGCTTCTCAGGTCTGGGATCGCATGGATGCAACCGTCGAAATCAGCCGCGAAGACCGCGATAACTTCGTCAAGAACATGCTGACCATCCTCTGTGAAGAACGCCTGGCTCTGGCCCACTATCGGCCAACCGCGATCATCACCGGTCCTTTCGCAACCACTCCATAAATGAGGGCGGGGCAGGCAACTGCCCCGGGTTAACCATGATTAAAATTCGCGCATTGCGGCAGTTTTCCCACTACCACGCCGGGACTTTCGATCAGTTCGAAGTCCGTGAGGTAAAGGATGAATTTGCCGAAGCTTTGATCGGCTTGGACTTGGCAGAAGAGGTGGTTGCCGATCCAATCCTGGAGCCAGAGCCAGAGCCAGAGCCAGAGCCAGAGCCAGAGCCAGAGCCAGAGCCAGAGCCAGAGCCAGAGCCAGAGCCAGAGCCAGAGCCAGAGCCAGAAATAAGTTCGGGCACCACCAAATCAAAGAAAAAGGAGAGCTGAGATGGTGGCGATAGATGCGCTGGCAGTGGTCCCGATTGAAACGTTGCGCCTCCAGTGCGAGATCGATCATGAGGATCATGACCAGCTTCTTCGCCAGTATTGCCAGGCTGCATTAGACTATTGCCTGTTCACTTGTGATGAGCCGCTGATCGATACGGCCGAAAAGGTTCCAGCGCGGATGATCCAGGCAGTGCTGATGTTGGTCGCGCACTGGTTCGCAAATCGTGAGGCGGTAGTGACCGGTACCATTACTGCACAAGTCCCTCTGTCCGTTGAGAGCCTGCTTTTCACCTGCAGAAACTTTTACGGCGCCGCGCTCCCGGAGGCCTGATCATGCGAGCAGGTCTTCTGCGGCATCGGATTATTATTCAGGAATCCTCACAAGTTCAGGACCCCGGAAGCGGGGAAATGATCCAGGTCTGGCAGGATCGCTGGATCAAGGTTCCTGCCAAATTCGAATTCGTGAACAGCCGTGAGCTCCTGGCGGCGCAGGCGGTTCAATCCGAGGTCACGGCAAAAATTACGATCCGGTATCGGGATGGGGTGGTTGCGAGCATGCGCGGCATCCATCGCGGTCGTATCTGGAATTTTACGACACCGATGACAGACAACGATTCCGGATTGGATTACCTGGTTATCCCGGTGTCTGCGGGGGTGAACGATGGCTGACTGGGTAAGCTACAAGCTGACCGGGGCCGATGAATTGTCGGCGAAGTTTCGCGAGCTGTCCCAAGGCATGCGTAGCAAGGTTGCGGTACCGGCGGCAAAGGATGCGATGGAGTTGGTCATGAACGAGGCGAAGGATCGCGCGGACCGCATCGATGATCCCGCCACTCGAAACCAAATTTCCAGCAACATCGCAATGATCGAACAGAAGAAGCTTGGCGAGGAACTGGGCGCGGCCATTGTTTCGGTCGGCGTGAAAAAATCGAGGCCAGGCCAACGTGGCGGCAACACCTTCTACTGGTGGTATGTCGAGCTTGGCACTGAGCACTCCGCGTCGTTTCCGTTTATGCGCGGCGCACTGGCCAGCAAGCGCGAGGACGTCTTCAAGGAGTTCCTCAGTTCGGCCAAATACCAGTTGATCAAGTTGGGGGCGAACTGATGGCTGCGCCAATTTTCAAAGTCTGTGCGGCGGCGTCGGCGGTGACTGCATTGCTAGGTGTATCGCCAGTCCGTCTTTATCCATTCGGTGAGGCGCCTCAAGGCGTGGCCAAACCATACGCTGTCTGGCAGGTCATCAGCGGCTCACCGCTCAACTACGTCAGCGGGCGGCCAGACACTGATCGATACGGACTGCAGGTCGATGTGTACGCCGATACCGGCGCTGCGGCCGACCAAGTTGCTGCCGCTATCCGTCGCGCGATTGAGCTTCAAGCTCACGTGACCGGATTCAATCTGGAAGGGAAAGATCCCACCACGAAAAACTATCGCAAGAGTTTCGATGTTGCCTGGCTGGTGAGTCTGTAGCCGGAAAACCAGAAAGAACGACCCGCTTCGGCGGGTTTTTTATGCCCGCCCAACAGTGATTTTCCAAGAAAATCGGGGAGTATCAATTGACCATTAAGACCCAAGGTACCGATCTGTACACGATCGATCCGGCGACCAACACCATCCTCGAGGTCGGCTGTTTCACTTCGTTGGATGGCATCGACACCACGATCGCGCAGATTGAAACCACCTGCCTGAACAAAAAGTCTCGCACCTATGAAGCTGGCCTGGGTGAACCAGGTTCAGCGTCGTTCGGTATCAACATCGACCCGCAGAATGCTGCTCACATCCGACTTCATCAGCTGAAAACCGCCGGCACCACGCTGGTCTGGGCTGTGGGTTTCTCTGACGGCCGTATCAATGACGAAGGCATTCCACCGACCGTTGCGGCCATCCACGGCGTTTCTGCGTTGAATCTCACGAACGCCGGTACCGGCTATACCACTGCTCCAACCGTTGCCATCACTGGCGGTGGCGGCACTGGTGCGACGGCAACTGCCACCGTCTCGGCTGGTGCTGTGACCGGCTTCACCATCACGAACCCGGGCTCGGGTTATACCAGTGCCCCGACGGTCGCACTCACCGGCGGTGCCGGCACTGGTGCTGCTGCAACTGCAGTGGTGAACGACGAGGTCGATTTCAACCTGCCCACCACCCGCACCTGGATCACCTTCGAAGGCTACATGAATAGCTTTCCGTTCAGCTTTGCTCTGAACGACGTGGTGAAGTCGACCGTCGGCATTCAAGTGTCTGGCGATCCTGTTCTGGTACCGAAAGTTATCACCCCGTAAGGAAGACTCATGGAACTCAGTATCAAAGCACTGATGGCGGCCGGCGCATTCGTCGCGCTGCCTGTGAAAAAGGACATCGCCTGGCATGCTGACGGCAAGCCACAAAAGGCCTCAATCTACGTCCGCCTTGACTCTTTCCATACGTTGACTAAACGCTGGGAAGAACAGCGTGAAGGCGCGGATGCCACGGCGCACCGGATCGCTTCCAGTGTCTTCAACGAAGCTGGCGAGTCGGTCTTCACGGTTGAGGACATTCTCGGCTCCGAGGAGTCTGGTCATGGCCCGCTTACGGCTGAACTCACAATCGCTCTTCTGGCCGCCATTCAGCAGGCAAACGGTGTCAGCAAGGAAGACGCAGAAAAAAAATAGAGCCCGCCGATGAGTTCTGGCATGAGTTGGTGCTCAACGGCATTGGCGGGCGATCAATTGCTGAAGCGAAAGCCAGCCTCACTTACCCCGAGGCTCTTTCGTGGATGGCGTACGTCAGGCAAACAGGATCACTGAATCTCGGCAAGCGCCTCGAGCAAGGTTTTGCCTTGCTCGCCACCGTGCTCAATCGTGTTAACGGCGGCACCGCTGAATTCTCCGACTTCCTTCCCGATCGAGAGCCAAGGCCTGAACCGGCCGAAGCAACGGCGGACGACATAATGCGGTTGCTGCAATCGGTCAAGAGGTGATTTATGGCGGTTGATTCACTTGGCCAACTGACGGTCGACCTTGTCGCAAACACTGGCGGCTTCGAGAAGGGGATGGACCGGGCGCAACGCGCTCTCAAGTCTGCAACCAAGGAAGCCAGCTATCAGGCTGGCCAGTTGGATAAGCTGGTCGGTCAAATTGATCCGGTGATTGCTGCCTATGGTCGCCTGGACAAAATGGAAACCCAGTTGCGCGAACATCGCGCTGCTGGGCGGCTGGACGATGTCGACTTCAAAGAATATCTCTCCAAGCTGACGGAACAACGCAATGCCCTGACCAAAACCGATGCCGTCATGCAGAAGGGTGGCCAGTCGGCGAAAGCTTATGCCGCCGCCTTGCGTAACGTACCGGCACAGTTCACGGATATTGCTGTTTCTATCCAGGCGGGACAAAACCCGTTGACGGTCTTTTTGCAGCAGGGAGGCCAGCTCAAGGACATGTTTGGCGGGATAGGTCCGGCGGCGAAGGCTTTGGGTGGATACGTCGCTGGGTTGGTCAATCCGTTCACTGTAGCCGCGGCGGCCGCCGCCGTTCTGGCCTTGGCCTACAAACAAGGCTCCGACGAGGCGACCGCGTTTCGCACCTCTCTGGTTCTCACCGGTGGCGCGTCGGGCGCAACGGTCGATTCTCTGGGTAGTCTCGCAAGGACGGTTAGCGCTACCACCGGCACCGTGAGTGCGGCCGCCGAGGTCCTGAGCCGACTGGCCGCGTCGGGGAAGATCCCGGTCGAAAGCTTCGACAGCATTGCTGTCGCTGCGCTGCGGATGCAGGAGGCTACCGGTAAAGCCGCGACCGACACGGTTGGAGATTTCGAGAAGCTGGCCAAGGACCCGGCCAAGGCTTCGAAAGAGCTGAATGATCAACTCGGTTACCTGACGGCGAGTACCTATGCACAGATCGCAGCCTTGGAGCAGCACGGCGACCGCCAGGCGGCAGCCAACCTCGCAGAGTCCACCTACGCCGAAGCGCTGAAATCCCGAGCCGATAAGATTATCGACAACCTTGGATTGGTCGAGTCCGCTTGGCACCTGGTGAAGCAGGCCGCGAAAGAAGGGTGGGATTCCATCCTTGATATCGGTCGTGAGTCGACACTTGATGAAAAGCTGAAAACCCTCCGCGAACAGATGCAGGCCATGACCCGTGATGGTCGCAATGCGGCCGTTGAAGATCCTTTCCGCTTCGAGCAAAACCAAAAAGACACCACCAACATTCTGGTTCAGAAGAGCGAGGACGAGCGCCGGGCCAAAGCCAAGGCGCAAATTATCACTCTTGAGAAGCAGTCCATTGCTGCCCAGGACGCGCTCAATCAATCGCTCAAGGACACCGCGCCGAATGCTGAGAAGCTGAAACTTCGTTATGCGGAGATCGAAAAGCAGGTGGCGTCTGCTCGACTGAAGGGCAAAGTTTATTCGGAAGAGCAGGTCAAACAGCTACGCGATGCCGCCGCAAAGCAATTCGAAGACCCGAAAGCGCCGAAGACACCGAAGGCAAAGGCTTATACCGAAGACGCCGGGATGCGCATGCTCGACGGTCTGCGGGAGCAGTACGCCGTTTTGCAGGCTCAGGACACTGCCTCGCTGAAACTGAACCAGTCCCAGCAAGCCCTAGCGAAGTGGGAACAGCAGATCGCCGATATCAAAACCAAACAGGTTTTGACGGCCGATCAGAAGTCGCTCTTGTCCAGCGAGGCTTTGATCACTGCACAACTGAAACGAAATGCTTCGCTGGAAACAGAAGTTGAATTGCGGAAGAAAGCGGCAGACGAAGCGAAGAAGTTGCTCGCCTTTCAGGAAAATCTCAGCAGCCAGTTGTCCAGCGCTCAAATCGGCCTCAACAACAACTTGGCGGGGCAGGGCCTGGGTGATCAGCAAAAGGCGCGGTTGCAGGAGCAGCTGAGTATTCAGCAGTCTTACCAATCGCAGCTTGATCGTCTCGAATCGCAGCACAACAAAGGTCAGATCAGCGAAAACCTGTACACGCAGGAAACGGCGGCATTGCAGTCGGCGCTCAACCAGCGAATGGCAATGC